CCTGTAACGGTAACATTGGCATTGAGATATGACAATGCTATCCAAACTCCACAAGGTACAGGAGTTGGTACTGCTGTAGGCAGAACCATCAATACGTTAATTACAGGCGGCGGTCAGTAATTTTCGTTAGCATTTATAAATTTAAAGGGGGCTTCGGCCCCTTTTTTATTTTTAAAACATCACATTTTTCCCACACATAAATACAATATATGGCAAACTTACTCAAAGGTTTTTTAGATAATGTGTTCAAAGGTACCTTGAATCCAAAAGGTAATTTGGCAGATTTTGCCCATGCCTCAAGATTGTATGTTGATGACAGTTTTAGATTAGCACCCAAACAAAAATTTTTATATCATGTGGTATTCAACATAAATCCAAATGCAAAAATTACTGATCCACCATTAAGCAATCATCAACGTGAATTGAATATGTTGGTAAAAGCAGTGGACTTACCTCAATACACTGTGGACATGGTGACTGCTCAGCAGTACAACGTTAAAAGAAAAATTCAGACCAAGATATCTTACGATCCAATCAACATCACTTTTCATGATGATAATTACGGTGTGACCACAGCACTATGGGAAACTTACTATAGATATTATTTCAACGATGGTAACTATGGAGAAAAAGATACACAAGGAAATCAAGGTACAAACACAGATAGAGCCTACAGCAAACGTGCAGGACTAACTAAAAATAAAAATACAGAAAATAGATTTGGATTAGACACATCCACTAAAGGTCCGTTTTTTACCAGCATACAAATCTATCAGATGGCAAGAAAAACTTATACTTGTTACACTCTAGTGAATCCTATTGTTCAAAGATGGCAACATGATTCTATGAACAATCAAGAATCTGCTCCGGTACAAAATGCTATGACTGTGGAATACGAAGCAGTTTATTACTCTAGAGGTAGAGTCCAAGCCAATGGCGCTCCAGCAGGATTCGGAGAAGAACATTATGATAAAACTCCTTCACCTAATTCATTATCGGGTGGAGGGTCAACAAGTTTACTGGGTACAGGTGGAGTGTTGTCAGGTTTATTTGGAGCCAATGACGGACCTTACACATACATCGGCAGTCAGTTGGGTGGCGGTAGAGGTGGCATCACATTGGGTTCAATTATTAGAACTGCCAACAGATTAAAGAACGCAAAAAATTTAAGTAAAGAAGGTTTGAAACAAGAAGGTTTTAATATTTTAACTGGAGCAATTGGAAGAATTGGCAACACATCTGACCAAGCATACGGTGTGCCTAATACTTTTATTGGCAGAAGTGCTTCTAATATAGGTTCAGGATTAAAAGCCGTAACCAAGGCAATAATAAGGAATAGATAATGTCAAACTTACCTAAAAATAATACCGATAGTGGTCAACCAGTAAAAGAATTTTTTAATAATTATTTTAACGACACACTTGCCTTTCCAAGCAACGATGTTGATGCAGTGGTTGGATTTTTTGAAGGAAGAGGTTTTGACAGAACAGCCAGTATATCCACTGCCACAGTGATACTACAACAGGCAAAAATAGATGGTGTAAAAGTTTTTGAATTATTAGACACATTAAAAGGTGTAGACAAAGTTCAATTGAGTTACATTGTCACAGAAATTTTGAATCATAACAGATCAAACACTTCTTCATTAGGATATAAAGTTAATACTGAAAATAGTCTAGCGGAAAAAAGAAACATAGTGGTGTAACCCAATGGCGAAGTTCGCTCAAGGAAGATTTCAAATTAAAAATCCAGACAAATATATTGGCGGTAGAACTCCATTGTACAGAAGCAGTTGGGAATTTGCTTTTATGAGATTTTGTGACGAAAGTCCCAGCATAACAAAATGGGCAAATGAATCCATAAAGATTCCTTACAAACATCCGCTAACAGGAAGGTTCACAATATATGTGCCAGATTTTTTTATTGCCTACACAGATAAAAATGGAAGACCGCATGCGGAAGTTATCGAAATAAAACCAGAAAATCAAACACTCACAGAAAAGGTTGGTAAAAGCAGACACAACCAAGCACAACTGATCATCAACAAAGCCAAATGGCAAAGTGCTCAAATGTGGTGCAAGAACAAAGGTTTTAGATTTAGAGTAATCAATGAAAAAGATATCTTTCACAATGGTAGACGAGGATAATGAGTGTTCGTAAAATTAAAGAATGGGCTTGGCCACATATAAAAAATTTCAGAACTTACATAGACATAGGAGCATTTAATGGTGATACGTCTGTTCCATTTGTAAAAGATTTTCAAAGAGTAATTGCGTTTGAACCCAGTCCATTAACATTTCCAAAAATACCAGACACGGTGGAAAAATATAATGTAGCATTAGGCAACGAACACGAAACACAAAAACTTGTAATACCTAATAATGGCCAGGATAATCCAGCCTATGGTAGTTTTGTAAGATATAAAAAAGGTTTAGGAAATCATGAAGTTCTTGTAAAATGTTTAGACGATTATCAATTTGAAGAGGTAGATTTTATAAAAATAGATGTGGAATGGTATGAATTAAAAGTTTGTCAAGGAGGAGAACAAACACTAAAGAAATATATGCCTACCATAATGTTCGAAAACAAACGCAATGAAGCAGACAACTGCAAATCATATCTTGAATCCCTCGGATATCAAACCAAAAAGTACAAGTCAGAGACCATAGCATACACTAAATAAAAACATAATATTATGACCAAAAAATTAGAAGAACTGCTTAACCTACCTGAGTCGCAAGAAATTGTAAAAGAAGAACAGCAAAAAGACAAAGTGATGGACGACAAAGCAGAGAAGAAAAACAAAAGTTTAGATCAACAAAAATCTACAATGAGAGACATTGCTGAATTTGATAAAATTGCGGCGGCACTACCAAAAGTTGAAGGTCTAGGAGAGATGGGCGATTCTGAATTGGATGATGTGGGTAATAGAGCAATCACAGCCTATGAAGACCTTATGGATTTAGGCATGAACGTTGAAAGTAGATATTCTGCTCGCATATTTGAAGTGGCAGGCAATATGCTTAAAACCACACTGGATGCTAGAGTGGCCAAAATGGATAAAAAATTAAAGATGGTGGATCTACAACTTAAGAAGCAAAAACAGGATCAAAAACAGGGTGATTCCGACACAAATGTGGTACAAGGGGAAGGATATGTGATATCTGACCGTAACAGTTTATTGGAAAAACTTAAAAACATGGATAAATACAACGATGACAAGTAGATTACGACAGATACTAGCAGAAAGCACAAAAACCTATCCATTTAAAATTGGAGTAGCGGGCGATTTGCCAGAAGGGTTTGCTGACCATTTAGAATCAGCATTGGAAAAATTTGTGGTTGTGAAGATGAGCAATGGCAAGAAAACTCCAATACAAAAAAGACCTTTAGACTTTCCTGCTCTTGAAAATGAAAGAGCAACTTATTTTGAAACAGAATTACAATACCCAACAACAACGCAAGTTTTACAACAGTACATAAAGAACTATTGTAACATTCCTGAGAGCCATGTGATTGTGAGAAATCCAAATGAACCTCAAGAAGCATATCAAGAACCTAAATCAGATGAACCATACGAAGCAAAACTTAACTCTGCTTATGAAGATGGCAAAGATGAACAAAAGTCAGCAGGTTCAATGAGAGTAATGGAATTACTTAAAGAATTAGAAAAAGCACGTAAAGAAAGATCGGCTCCAGATGCTGTGGGTGAAATCAAAGCACCTAAAGATGGCGGAGTAACAGAAAATGCTGAAGATTCAAAAGGAACAACTTCACCTATTTCAGGGAAAGGGAAAAAGTAATGGACATAAGAGATTTTTTATATAAAATTGATGCAATTCAAAACAAAGATCAGATGAAAGAAGATGTAAAAAAAATACATCTTAAAGAAGCATCACAAGTTATGTTGTATGGTGACACACCAGAAGACATGGCGGCAATCGCACAAATTTTTAAAAGTGCTGGAGTTCCTACTCCACCATCGATCACAATGGGACCTAAACCGGAAGAATCTGTAGAAGAAGAAATTCCAGGCAAAGCATCAACAACACCTGAACCTGAATACAAAGACACACAATACATGACGAAAGATTTGTCAGGTGGTGTTAACAAGATTAAAAAATCATACAGAAAAGAATATCCAGGTGACAATCCTATGGCAGTTGAAAAAACTGAAGAAGAAATTCAATCATCGATCAAAGAAGCATTGAAACAAGCCTACACAGAAAAGAAGGCACAATCACCATACGCAATTGGCATGGCAAAAGCAATGAAGATGAAAGGTGACACACCACCTTTAGAAAAAAGCACAATTAAAAAAGCACACGACATAGCCAAAGCAATCGCAAAAGACAAGTAAGCACTTAATTTTCATAAAAATCTGTTAAATATTTTTATGAGAGACACTTACACTTGGGCTTTTTACCAGGTAGTAAAAGAAGTCCAAGCCAAGACTGGTTTTGAATTGCCACACAACGTGGAATCTTACATCACGATCCTGCTAGCCAAACACATCGACAAAAAAGATTTCTTACCAAGAAAAACATTCGCTGAAAGTTTTTTGAATTTGTGTTATACAAGTTGGGAAGATTCTGCGGCATTAGGAGACACCTGTTTGTTTATGACTGGCGTGTTTCCAGACTATCACACTTCAAAGGGATTTGATGTAGAATATTTTAGTAATATTGGCAAAGCATCTTACAGTCAAGTCACTGATAAAAACAGTAATCCTATATACAACACACTGTCTAAAAATTTTAATTTTGTGCGTGACTTTATATCTATCACAGTCAATAAGAAGGATTCTACCCCTATATTATAGCATAAGTACTGTGTATGAGTAATAAAAGTTTAGATGGTGTTTTAACCAAAAAAGCACACCAACGAGAAAGATTCACAGAAGAACAGATAGCAGATTTGGTGGCATGTTCAGAAGAAAAGTCTGGATTTGAACATTTTGCCAAAAAGTTTTTCTTCATTCAACATCCTGTAAAAGGTAAATGTCTATTTGAACCTTTTGAGTATCAGCAAAGATTGTTACACAGTTACCACGATTACAGATTCAATATCAATATGTTGCCGAGGCAGAGCGGCAAGACCACCACAGCGGCTTGTTACCTATTATGGTTTGCCATGTTTCATCCTGATCAGACCATATTGATTGCGGCACACAAATATACAGGTGCTCAAGAAATCATGCAACGTATAAGATACGGATATGAATTGTGTCCAGATCACATTAGAGCGGGAGTTGTAAACTACAACAAAGGTTCAATGGAATTTGAAAATGGTTCACGTATTGTGTCAGCCACTACAACCGGCAATACTGGTAGAGGTATGTCAATATCGTTATTGTACTGTGATGAGTTTGCGTTTGTGAATCCAGGCATAGCATCAGAATTTTGGACTTCAATTTCACCAACACTGGCAACAGGTGGTAGAGCAATTATCACATCCACACCTAACTCTGACGAAGATGTTTTTGCCACCATTTGGAGAGAAAGTCAAAACAAATTTGATGAACATGGCAATGAACAAGAACTAGGCATCAACGGATTTCATGGTTTTACTGCATCATGGGATGAACATCCAGACAGAGATGAAGAATGGAAATCAGCAGAATTGGGACGTATCGGAGAAGAAAGATTTAGACGTGAGTATGGCTGTGAGTTTTTGGTTTATGACGAAACATTGGTCAACAGTTTGACACTGACCACATTGGAAGGCAAAGAACCTATACTCAACATGGGACAAACCAGATGGTATAAAAAATTAGATCCACATCACACATATGTGGTAGCACTAGATCCTGCCATGGGTACTGGCGGTGACAATGCCGCCATAGAAGTTTTCGAATTACCTTCATATGAACAGGTAGCAGAATGGAAACACAACACCACTGCCATACCTCAACAGGTCAGAATACTGCGTGACATCTGCAATCACATCAAAGAAGAAACCAAATCCACAGGCTCAAACATCTATTGGAGTGTGGAGAACAATACCATTGGCGAATCAGCACTGTTGGTAATCAATGACTTTGGTGAAGACAGTATTCCAGGACTTTTTGTGTCAGAACCCATTAGAAAAGGACACATTAGAAAGTTTAGAAAAGGTTTCAACACCACACACAAAACAAAAATCAGTGCTTGTTCTAGATTAAAAAATATGATAGAAAAGAACAAATTGAAAATACACAGCAAACCATTGATATCAGAATTGAAGTCATACATAGCCTCAGGATCGTCATACAAAGCAAAATCCGGGCAGACTGATGACTTGGTGAGTGCTACACTGTTGATAATGCGTATTATAAGTGTTTTAAAGGATTGGGATCCAAAAATATACACATCATTCAGTCAAGCAGACGAAGACACAGCAGACAAGGTGATGCCAATGCCTATCTTTGTAAGCCACTAGCAGATAAATACACTGTATGAACTTAAATGTTATAGCAAAAGACCTTTTCAACAAGATCAGAGGGAGATTTTCCCAGGTTACTTTGGGTGATTCACAAGGCAAACAGACCACTGAACCAACTGAAGCAAGGTTTTTTGACTTCGATTTCAAAGAGGGCGGAAACACCCTAGGAAAGGTAAGTATTAGCATAAGCGAACAAGATGGCTTGGTCATCATGCACAGCAAGGACTTTGTTGAAGGCACAGATGAGCCATTGAAGCGTGGTTGGTTTAATTTCTTAAAAGAATTGAGAGATTTTGCCAAAGCAAGAGTGCTTGGATTTGATACAAGAGATATCACCAAAAGCAATCTTGAAAAAAGAGACTACGATTTTTTAGGACAAGGAAAAGAGGTAGAAACAGTGAGCGAATCAAATTTATACGGCACAACAAAAACCAGTTTTCAAACTGTGGGCGAAGCAAGACTAGTAATCAAACATTCAGCACCTGTAAATCCAACAGTGGCAGGTGGCAGAACACACAGAATTGAATCTCTTTTCATAGAAAACAAAGCAGGCGAAAGATTCAAATATCCATTTAAACATTTAAACGGTGCTAGAGCAATGGCACGTCACGTATCAGAAGGTGGAAATCCATTTGACGACTTTGGCAAACACATTTCAGAAATGAGTGCAGAGTTGAATCAGTTGAGAAAATTTAAAACCTACATGAACAGAAGCAATGTGATGGCAGAAGGATTGAAAAAATATCAATCTGTAGTGGATGAAAGAATTGAAGAAATTAAAACAGATTGTTTAAAACTGCAGAAACAAACAGCATACAAAGAATCTTTTGAAGGATTCAGCACATCAGAATTAGCAGAAGTTCCTGAAGATATTAAAAAATCTTGGATTGATGAATTAACTATCAAAACATTCAACGAAGAATTACAAGATGTATTTCCATACATTTACAAATTGGTTTCAGAAAGAACTGCCATTGAAGAACTAGGTCCTGACTCATTTGAAGCACATGGATATCAAGGTGGTATAGAACCAAGAACATTGAGATATGATTTAGCAGGCGATTACGATCAAGACAGAGGTGTAAGTGATAGAGATGCGGAAGATGTAAAAAATCTTTTAAGCAAAGCAGGTATCAATGCCGACGTTCAACCAGATGAATCAAGACATCAAGGCATTGTTATACACACAGATTCAAATCCAGATGATGTAGAAAAAGTTTTAGGGGGCATGATTGAAACTGTGGATAACTTTCATGAGTTTGAATCAGCAATGGAATCAATTGTGAGAGAAGACAATGGATTGTTTTCTCAAGATGCTGATGAACAGGCAGACGCACTTGAGCAACTGAATCAATTGATGACAAAACATTTTCCAGCAGGTGTAAATGGTACCAACGGTATTGAAAGTTTACAAGGCATAATCGATGACGAAGAACTAAATGATGAAATTCAAAAAGCGGCACGTGAAGATTCAGACATCTGCATACGTCCAATGATCATGGACTATGTGGCACAAAAAGATCCTACACTGGTTTCAAAAATTAACACAGGCGATATGAAAACTGAAGAAAAAGGAACAAGATCAGGTGTAGAAATTACTCCAGAATTAAAACAAAAAGTTCAAGCATGGTGGGACAAGTATTCAAAATACGAAGGTGGCAATGGTAACACAATGCCGGAAGGTTATTTAGATTATGCTCTAGACTCGGGCATAGGCACAGATGCTTACAATGCCGACGAATACATGAAAGTTTCAAAAGAAATGGGCATGGACAATGACGATAGCGATGCTGAAACTGAAATGGATCAAGAAGAATTAATGAACAAGATGCCAATCACAAAGGCAATGTTTGATGAAATCGTGGACATCACAGGAAAACCAAGCATAGAAGATAGTGCCAACATAGTAAATGATGTTGTTAAACATTTTATTGATAAAGAAGCAATCACATTCGAAGACATTAAACCTTATGTGTCTATGTACAAAGGCGAAGATGGCAAAATGGTTTATGATGTGCTAGACAAAGACGGTGAGTCTGTTGAAAAATTTGCTGATGCCAAAGGAGCAATGGCATATTTAAAACAGAATTTTGACAAATTAAAGAATAAAGAAGTACAAAAAGAAAATCCAGAAACAGATTACGAAGGTTCATTTGAATATGAACTGCCAGGCGATGATGGCGAAATGGCATATGGCACAATTCATTATAAAGCAATAAATGGTGTGGTAGATCCAAAATCATTAAGAGGCGAATACGAGTACGATGGAAATCACAAAGTGGACGATGACTTTGCCAATGAACTGATCCGCCCAGGTGGTCCAGAGCATGAAGAAGCACTGAAAGCCGCTCAAGAAGATTACGATTACGAATCAGACAGAATGCGTTCTAAATTTGGTATGGAAGATCAAGAAGAAAAATCATTCAAAGACAAAGAACAGACTGTGGAAGAATTTGTGAAAAGTTTCTTTGACTACACATCTAATCAATTTCCAAAAGGTGAAACAGCAGTGCTGACTTCAGTAGAGAAGAAGTTTGGCGACAGTGCTGTGGCAACTGCTCAGGAAACAATTCAAAACTTAATGGCAAACAAAGACCCCGAGATTGCCAAAATCAAAAAATTAGCAGGCATTCAGTAATTAAGTTTACCAATTCAGGTTGACTAAATAATAATATTAGTATATATTTGACAATATGTTTGTCTTGTGCTATACTAATTTTATAAAGGCACATAATATAATAACAACAGGCAACAATAGGAGGCTTAAATTATGGCAACACTAGCAGAAATACGTGCTAAACTGAAAGAACAAGAAGTTAAGACAGGTGGCACTACTTCAAGAACAGGCGGAGACAACGCCATTTACCCATTTTGGAATCTAAAAGAAGGAGAGCAGGCAACTGTTCGTTTCTTGCCAGATGGTGATAAAGAAAACACTTTTTTCTGGAAAGAAAGGTTAATGATTAAATTACCTTTCGCAGGAATCAAAGGTGAAACAGATTCAAGACCAGTACAAGTACAAGTTCCATGTATGGAAATGTATGGCGAGTCTTGTCCAATCTTATCTGAAGTTAGAGGATGGTTCAAAGATCCTAAATTAGAAGATTTAGGAAGAAAATATTGGAAGAAAAGAAGTTACATCTTCCAAGGTTTCGTGAAAGACGATCCACTAAATGAAGAGTCAACTCCAGAGAATCCAGTTAGAAGATTCATTATTGGTCCACAAATATTCCAAATTATCAAAGGAGCATTGATGGATCCAGATATGGAAGATCTTCCAACTGATTCAACAAGCGGTGTTGATTTTAGAATTATCAAAACATCCAAAGGTGGATATGCTGATTATTCAACATCAACATGGTCTAGAAAATCAAGACCTTTAACAGAAGAAGAAAACACAGCGATTACAACACATGGTTTGTTTAATCTAAATGATTTCTTACCTAAAAAGCCTTCAGAAGTAGAAGTTAAGGTAATGAAAGAAATGTTTGAAGCATCTGTTGATGGTGAAGCATATGATCAAGATAAATTTGGTCAATACTTTAGACCAGCAGGCTTGTCATCAAGAACTGGTGATCCAGTAACTCCGAAAGCAGAAACACCTGCTCCAGAAGTTAAAGCAGAACCAGTTGCTGAGGTAAAAACTCAAGAAGCACCAAAGCCGACCACTGAAGCAAGTGGAAAAGCAGAGGATATCTTAGCAATGATAAGAGCAAGACAATCAAAATAGTAAAGTACATTTGTGGGGAGGCAACTCCCCACACATACTAACAAAAGGAACAAATTATGGTAAAGGCATTTGATGTAAGTAAATTTAGAAAAACTTTAACAAAGTCCATCACTGGAATGAGTGCTGGATTTCATGATCCAACAGATTGGATCTCAACAGGCAATTACGCACTAAACTATTTGGTTAGTGGTGATTTTAATAAAGGAATTCCATTAGGAAAAGTGACTGTGTTTGCAGGTGAATCTGGAGCAGGTAAATCATACATCTGTTCTGGTAACATTGTGAAAGCGGCACAGGATCAAGGAATATTTGTTGTGCTAATCGATTCAGAAAACGCACTAGACGAAACTTGGTTACAAGCATTGAACGTAGACACAGACGAAAAAAAATTATTAAAACTGAATATGTCTATGATAGATGATGTGGCAAAAACAGTTTCAACATTTATGGATGATTACAAAGCAATGGCTGAAGAAGATAGACCAAAAGTATTATTTGTGATCGATTCATTGGGTATGTTGTTAACACCTACAGATGTTGATCAGTTTCAAAAAGGTGATATGAAGGGTGACATGGGTAGAAAACCCAAGGCACTAACAGCACTTGTTCGTAACTGTGTTAATATGTTTGGTTCACACAATGTGGGACTTGTTGCTACAAATCACACATACGCATCGCAAGATATGTTTGATCCAGATGATAAAATATCAGGTGGACAAGGATTTATCTACGCATCTTCAATCGTGGTAGCAATGAAAAAATTGAAACTAAAAGAAGATGAAGATGGTAACAAAGTTACTGATGTGAGAGGTATTAGAGCCGGCTGTAAGGTTATGAAAACAAGATATGCCAAACCTTTTGAAGGCGTACAAGTAAAAATTCCATACGAAACAGGAATGAATCCTTATTCAGGACTTGTAGATCTTTTTGAGAAAAAAGGTATATTAACAAAAGATGGTAACAGACTTAAATACGTGGATTCAAAAGGTACTGAATACAAAGAGTATCGTAAAGTTTGGGAAGCCGGTGGAGAATATCTTGACATGGTTATGAAAGACTTTACCAATTTAGTGCCTGCTGAAGAATCAGAAACTAAAGAAACAACAGAAGCAGTTGAGGAGTAATATGATCGAAGGAAGTCAATTAGTTGAAATTTGGCAATTTTTTAAAGAGTACATGGATCGAAAACAGGCTATGGACTTGGTAGCAGAAAAATTTGTCGATCTAATGGCAGACTATGGTGTGGAAGATGAAGAATTTCAAGCCGCACTAGGAGCCGATGATGACCTGGACAAAGCCATCCAATATTATTTGGATGTTGACCAGGACGAGGATTATTAATGGCTGGATGGTATCAGAAAATAGCGAAAGATATTGGCGCAATTCCTGATGCCATCAGACATTATGAAGACGAATTGGAACAGGCAAAATCTGAAATAAGAATTAGAGGCAATATCGAAAAAGCATCAGCAGATATGCCTGGCATTGTGGAACAAAGATTCAATCAATTACAGGAAATTGAGGCAATACTTCAATATAT